TATCTGAGAAAGCTGCGGCGGAGAAAGCTGCGGCGGAGAAAGCTGCGGCGGAGAAGGTAAACACGGATATTTGGGAGTTGTCGGAGCGAGAGCGGGAAATTGTTCGAGGCTTGGGAAATGACGATTGAAGAAGCAAAGAGAATTGTGCGGACGACAAAGAGCGAAAAGCTGCGCAGAGACATGATTAAGTATATCAACCGCGAAATGGGCAGGAGAAAAGCGATTGAACGATCTGAAAGGGGTGATTCATATTGTCGGCGAACCCTCAAAACTTAAAAATACCAACATCGGAAGAAGCTCGGAGAAACGGTGCGAAAGGCGGAAGAGCATCTGTAGAGGCGCGAAAGAAGAAAAAATTGCTACGTGAGTGTCTGCAAGAGCTGATGCAGATGGAATATAACACTTCGCAAGGGAAAAAATCCGGTTCTGAAATGCTGTCTGCAATGCTGATGAAAAAGGCAATGAGTGGCGATATCAAGGCGTTTGAAGTCCTGCGCGACACAGCAGGTGAAAAGCCGGTTGATAAAGTCATGGTTGCAGACGTGGACAAAAGCGTGATTGACGAAGTGGAGAAGATGGTAAATGACACGGGAGCAAGCTGTTAATTTTCTGCTGGAAAAACCTTATCTTTTTGCGCATATGCTTGGGTTCACGAAGCTGACTGAGCTGCATAACGGCTGGATCATCGACATGGTGCGCGGCAAAGAAGATAAGACGCTGCAAGCGCACCGTGGTAGCTATAAAACAACCTGCGTGTCCATCGCGCTGGCTATCATCATTATTCTAACGCCGCGAAAAAAGACGTTGTTCATGCGAAAAACAGATACGGACGTGAAAGAGGTTATCAAGCAGGTTCAAAAAATTTTGCTTGATTCCCACACGCTTTATTTCGTGCAGTCAATTTATGATGCGCCACTCCGGTTGACCGTTTCTTCCGCGACCGAAATAAACACAAACCTTGCGACAGACATCAAGGGAACATCACAGCTTGTCGGGATTGGCACGCAAGCCAGCCTGACCGGCAAACACTTTGACTGTGTTTTTACGGATGATATTGTCAACGTTAATGACCGTATTTCCCGCGCAGAACGCGACCGAACGAAAATGGTGTATCAAGAATTGCAGAACATCCGAAACCGTGGCGGAAGAATCTATAACACTGGGACGCCGTGGCATAAAGACGATGCTTTTACTTTGATGCCAAACATCGAGCGCTTTGATTGCTATCAAACTGGGCTTATCCCGCAAGAAGATTTGAATCAAATCAAAGAAAGCGTGACCGCTTCTCTATTTGCCGCAAACTACGAATTGCGCCACGTAGCAGAAGAGGACGTTATTTTTTCCAACCCGCGCACAGATTGTGATCCGTCGCTTGTTGAGCAGGGGGATTGCCATATCGATGCCGCATACGGCGGAGAGGACTATACCGCATTTACCATCGTGTCAAAGCGCGATGGCAATTACTATTTTTACGGGCGCTTGTGGCGTAAACACGTGGATGACTGTCTCGACGAGATACAGGGCTTGCGCAAGCGCTTTAATGCTGGTAGAATTTACTGCGAAGACAACGGCGATAAAGGATATTTGGCGAAAGAACTGCGCAAGCGTGGTGAACGTGCTGTTACATACCACGAAAACATGAACAAGTTTCTTAAAATCACGTCGTATCTGAAAGCTGAATGGAACAACGTTTATTTTGTAAGCGGTACTGATAAAGAATTTATCGACCAGATTTGCGATTACAACGAGAACGCCGAGCACGATGATGCACCCGATAGCGTGGCAAGCCAGGTGCGGCGGCTGTGGAGAAAAAACAGCACGGTAGAAAAATATCAATCCATTTTGAGTTAACGGGGTGGTAAATATAAAGACGTATCAGGACTTGATCGCGCTCGGTGATAATGAAGCAGCGCGGATGGGTTTCATTCTTGCGGCGATTGGAGAGCACAAAAGCAGCTTTGCATATAAAACCGCATCGCTTGCGGAGCAATACTATCGCGGGCTGAATCCAAAAATTATGCATTATCAGAAAGTGCTTTATGATCTCCGCGGGAAGGCACACGCGGATGCATGGAGCGCGAACCATAAGATTGCATCAAACTTTTTCAATTTCGCAATCACGCAAGAAAACCAGTATCTTCTAGGCAACGGCGCGATGTTTGGCAAGGACGATACGAAACAGCGGCTTTCCGGCGGCGAAAAAGAAATGCATAGCAATCGCTACGAATTTGACAGTCAGTTGCAAAAGGCGGGAAAAGAGGCGCTTATCGGCGGCGTGTCTTTCGGCTTTTGGAATTATGACCATTTGGACGTGTTCTCGCTGACCGAATTCGTGCCGCTGTATGATGAAATGGACGGCGCGTTGAAAGCCGGAATCCGCTGGTGGCAGGTCGCGGAAGATAAGCCGCTCAGAGCGACACTGTATGAAATCGATGGATACACGGATTACGTCGCGCAGAATGGCACGGAAATCAAATCCGCCGATGATGGCGGGAAGCGCTCTTATATCATTAAACGTCGTGGAGATGCGAAGGACGCCGCGGACAACACCGAAGTGTTCGAGGGGGATAATTACCCCACATTCCCGATTGTCCCGCTTTATGGCAACGATAAAAAACAGTCTGAACTTGTTGGCCGTCAGGGAACGCTTGATGCTTTTGACCTTCTGAACAGCAACCTTGTCAACAACGTCGATGAAGGCAATTACATTTACTGGGCAATCACAAACTGCGGCGGCATGGACGACGAGGATGACCAGAAATTCATCGAGCGCATGAAAACCGTTCATGTCGCCCACGTTGATGGTGACGGAAGCGGCGGGGCGAAGGTCGAAGCACACACAGTTGAAACACCGTTCCAGGCTTCCGACACGGCAATTTCCACAATCAAAACAAGGCTGTATGAAGATTTTCAGTGCCTGAATGTTGCCTATTTGTCATCTGCGGCGAAAACGGCGACTGAAATTCGCGCAGCTTATCAGCCGCTTGACAGCAAGGCGGATATGTACGAATATTGTGTAATTGATTTCGTTCAAAAAATTCTCGCTCTGGCAGGAATCGAGGACAAAGTCAGTTTCAAGCGATCAAAGATTATCAATCAAAGCGAGGAAATCGACATGGTTTTGTCAGCGGCTGAATATCTCGATGATGAAACTGTGACGGAGCAGCTTTGCTTTATTCTCGGCCTCGGAGAGCAGGCTGACGAGATTATCAAGCGCAAGCGGAACGAGGAAACCGAGAGATTTGCGCCGGAAAGCGAAGAAGACGAGGTGAGCGTTAATGGCGACGATTAAACTTGCAGACGGCCGTGGAGAGCTGTACCAGTGGGACACTGGCCGAAAAGTCGTAATCGACGACGAAAGCATCAAGCAGGTGCATTATCAAAACCGTTTTTATGGGCGCACGATTGACGTTGATGTGTCTGACGGTTTTGCAATTATCCCAGATCAGCTTTTGCAATCATTCGCGCCGCTGGTTGTTTTTGCGTGGGCTGGAAGTGCCGAAGACGGTTACACCAAAATCGAAAAGGCTTTTAAGGTACACAAGTGAAACAAACCAGCCGACTATGTGTTTACACCTGTAGACCAGAAGACTTTGGACGACCTGCAAAAACAGATTGGTGACATTGCCGACCTGACGACGGAGGCGAAGGAAAATCTTGTCGCGGCCATCAACGAAGCTGCCGCAAGTGGCGGCGCTGGCAGCATGGACTTGCGCGTGGCGGACGGCTATATCCAGTACAGCACGGACAGCGGCATGACGTGGCAAAATCTCATTGCCGTGGCAGACCTTAAGGGCGCGGACGGTTCGCAAGGCCCAAAAGGCGAGCCCGGTGAAAAAGGCGATCCCGGCACAACAGGCCCGGCTGGCCCTGCTGGCGTTCCGGGCAAGGACGGCGCGAAGGGTGACAAGGGGGAAACCGGCCCGCAAGGCCCGAAGGGCGACCCGGGCGCGGCTGGTACACCCGGCAAGGATGGCGCGGTCGGCCCGCAAGGCCCTGCCGGTGCACCCGGCAAGACACCTGTCAGAGGCACGGACTATTGGACGGCAGCTGATAAGCAGGAGATTGTCAACAGCGTCATAGCCGCCCTGCCTGATGGCACGGAGGTGAGCTACTGAGATGAAAAAGCTCTACGAAGAAACCGCCGTACAGGACATTGCAGCAGCTATCCGCGAGAAAAATGGCACTGCAACGAAATACAAAGTCGCGGAGATGGGCGATGCGGTGCGCGGCATCACTGGCGCGGAGGAGGTTGCGTGGCATCAGTGCCCGGAGGCGGTGTGCAATTATCTGAGCAGTGTGACCTATGATCCCGGCGATTACAGCACATCTCAAATTGCCCCGACGGGAACTTTCAAGAAGCTCGGCGCAATCACAGTAACAATGGGTGGAACGGACATATCCACTTCGGCAGTATCTGGGAACACAATCACAATCGCCAACGTAACTGGCAACATTGTGATTACCTGCGCGGCGGTCATCACAAACATCATCGACACCATCGGAATCTCTGCGAACACGCGGCTGAGCACATCGAGCGGCACGAACAAAGAGCAGGTAGGATGGGCGACAATCGGCGCAAATATGGATGTGCCGAGCCTGATTCACTTGAAAGCAGGAGACACGCTCCGCATCAAGGGCGCGAGCCTCCCCACTGAGAATGATTGGAAAAGTGCGGCTGCAGAGTACAGCGCAACGGCAACGTTGGTATCTACGAGCTACATATACAACGGTCATACATGGAATAGTCTTAATTTCAACAGCGATGGGGACATCGTCACGATAACAGCGCCCGGCGAGCATTACATCCGCGTAAGTCTGATCTGCACGGACGCGACGGCAGTTATCGCCACAATTAACGAACCGATTACGTAAAAGGAGGCAACGGAATGCAGATTATCGAGGCTTTTGCCATGAAAAACAGGTGCTGCTACACCGACGAAGAATGGGCGTGAAATAAATGCCAGATTACGCGCATAGAAAAACTGACAAACAGTTAGATGCCATGGAGCGCAAGCTCCGTGGTATCTACTCGCGCGCGCACAGAGAAATACAAAAGTCTTGGAATAAATATATGTCGGAATCAGCCAAGAAAATCAAGCCTTTGCAAGACGCATATGATTCTGCTAAAAAGTCCAGAGACAGAGACGCGATAAAAAAAGCCGGTAAAGAGCTTGCTTCCGCGCAGCGAGAGCAAACGTTGATGAGCGATCATTATAAGCGAATGGTAGAGCGCACGGCGCAGGAGCTTTCGCAAGTAAACGAAATGGCTATTGCTTACATAAACGGCGAATTGCCAAAAACTTACGCTACCAACTACAACTTTTTCGGCAACCAAATCGCGCGCGAAGTGCCGAAATATACGTTTGAACTTGTGGACGCTGGCACGGTTGCGAATCTTATCAAGTCCGACAAATCCCTTTTGCCGACGAGAAAATTGGATGTCGCCAAAGACAAGCGATGGAATACCAAAAAAATGAATTCCGAGGTGCTGCAAGGGATTTTGCAGGGCGAAAGTATGCCGGAGATCGCCAAGCGGCTGCAAAAAGTTGAGCACATGAATGCCGAATCCGCTATCAGAAACGCAAGAACAATGGTCACGGGCGCAGAGAACAAAGGCCGGATGGATATGCTCAAACGTGCGAATGATGATGGAATCGAAGCGCAAAAGAGATGGATTGCGACAAAAGACAATCGCACCCGCGATTGGCACGCGGAGCTTGATGGTGCCCTTGCAGAACAGGACGAGCCATTTGTAAATTCTGTTGGAGAAATCATGTACCCCGGCGATCCAGGCGCAAGCGGGGCAAATGTATATAACTGTCGTTGCAGTCTGGGATATGAAATTATCGGCTTTAGAAAGGTTGGTAGACGATGAGCAGCGTTATCTTCGAGGACAACAGAGAAGAGGTGCTTGCCGCCATGAAAAGGGCGCTCGTTCGTGGATTAGAAGCGATCGGCATGAAGGCGGAAACGTATGCGAAAGACAACACACCTGTCAGAACCGGCCGCCTTCGGAACAGCATGACACACGCCGTCGATAATGACGAACCCGCCGCTTACGTTGGTACAAATGTAAATTATGGGATTTTTGTCGAGAACGGAACGCAAAAGCAAAAAGCGAATCATATGCTTAAGCGAGCCGCGACAGAGCATGGAGACGAGTACAAGCGTCTGCTGGAAGAAAGCATGAAAAACGCCTGACAGCTACCATTTGACAAAAAATATTACAGGCTGTATAATAAGATAAACAAACAGTAATTTAACGGCAGGGCAATGCCGCCGAAGTAAATGGAGGTTACTGCAAGATGAGTTTGACCAGAAAGATGCTCAAAGCAATGGGCATTGAAGATGAAAAAATTGACCAGATTATTGAAGCGCACACAGAAACCGTTGACGCGCTAAAGGAACAGCGTGACGGCTACAAGGCTGATGCGGACAAGCTGCCTGAAATCCAAAAAAAACTTGGAGAAACTGAAAAGCAGCTTGAAGCAAATGGCAAGGATAGCTATAAGGTGAAATATAATGCGCTGAAAGAAGATTTTGAAAATTACAAGAGTGCACAGACCGCGAAGGAAACGCATGGCGCGAAGCTGGCGGCTTATCGCAAAATGTTGAAAGATGCAGGCATTTCCGAAAAGCGGCTTGATAGCGTCCTGAAAGTTTCGGACGTTGACGGCGTGGAGCTTGACGAGCAGGGAAATATCAAAGATGTTGACGCCCTGTCGAAAAACGTCAAAACCGAGTGGGCTGATTTCATCGTGACCGAAACTACGACCGGCGCGAGGGTTGATAACCCTCCTGCAAACAACGGCACGAAGAATACGCCGAAAACGCTTGCAGAAGCGCTGCGCGAAAAATATGATCGAAAGGAATAAATAATTTATGGCTATTACTCTTGAAGAAGCAAAGGTCGGCATGGCTGACCGCGTTGACCAGATGGTGGTTGACGAATTTAGACGTTCTTCCCTCCTGCTTGATAATCTCGTGTTTGATAACGCGATTTCTCCGGGCACTGGCGGTTCTACGCTGACTTATGGTTATATCCAGCTTAAAACCCCGAGCACGGCTTCTGTTCGAACCATCGGCAGCGAGTACACTGCCGGCGAAGCGAAGCGCGAGGAAAAGACCGCAAAGGCCGTCATCATGGGTGGTTCTTTTGAGGTTGACCGTGTGCTTCAGGAGACTTCCGGCGCGATTGACGAGCTTGCTTTCCAGGCGCAGCAGAAGATTAAGGCGACGAGCAACTATTTCCACAATCTCGTTATTAACGGCACGTCTGCCGCTTCCGGCGCTGGCTATGTTACCAACACCTTTGATGGCCTGAAAAAGCTGCTCAATGGCACGTCGAACGAATTCACGACGGATATTGATCTGTCTGATTCCGCGAAGGTCACTAGCAACGCGAACGCTTTTGTTGACCAGCTCGACCAGCTTGTTCACGCGCTTGATGGTGACGCGACCATGCTGCTGATGAACGGCGAAATGCTTCTGAAGGCTCGCGCCGCTGCTCGCAGAGTTGGTTACTATGAGCGCACGGAGGACGATTTCGGTCGTGTGGTTGAAACGTTCGCGGGCATTCCAATGTTTGATATGGGCAAGTACTACAACGGCTCTGCGTCCGTCGATGTTATCGGTACTTCTGCCGCGTCTACTACTGCTGCTGGCACTTCCAGCATTTACGCGGTCAACATCGGCCTTGATGGCTTCCACGGCATTTCCCCGACCGGCACGAGCGTGATTTCCACCTATATGCCGGATATGTCCCAGCCGGGCGCGGTCAAGAAGGGCGAGGTCGAGCTTGTCGCAGGTGTTGTGCTGAAGAACACGCTTAAAGCTGCGGCCCTGAATGGCATCGTTCTTAAACCGAAGACCGGCGCTTGATGAATAACTGAAAATGGGCGGTGCGAGAAATGCTGTTAGATGATATGTGTGCTATCTGCCGGAATTATTTTACCGATGATTCCGCGAAGCATAAAGGGACTTTTTCAGTCAAAGACGGCGTTCTCGCGCCGCTTGACTATCTCGCGGAAGGGCAATACTTCCGAATTATGGGGAGCGTCTTTAACGACGGCGTGCATCAATACCTAGCGTCCGATTTGGCGGATGAGGTGTTTGATGGGGAAGTCTGGGCTATGCGCTTGCCTCCGGCGTTTTTGGCCTTGGCTGGGGAAATCGATGAATACAAGCAAAAGGTAGACTGTGGGGGTACTTCTCCGTACACGTCTGAATCTTTTGGCGGGTATTCTTACGCAAAAGCAACCGACGCGGAGACTGGCGCGCCGCTTTCGTGGCAAGCCATGTTCGCGCCGAGGCTTAACAGATGGAGGAAAATTTGATGTCGCTGTTGGAAGAAAGTATGAGAGACTGCGTGTTCCTCGACAAAACGACGCAGGATAATCCAGAGGGCGGGTATGACGTTATCTGGAAAGAGGGCGCGACATTCAAGGCCGCGATTGTATGCGACAACAGCATGGAGGCACTCACCGCGCAGAAAGCGGGCGTGACCTCCAATTACACAGTCACGGTTCACAAACCTGTCTCGCTAACCTATCACACCGTTTTCAAGCGGCTGGAAGATGGGAAAATCTTTCGCGTTACCTCTGACAGCGACGATGTGCAGACACCGGCGCGATCGAGTTTTCAGGTCGCGCAGGTGACTGCCGAGGAATTTACACCGGCTTGATAAGGTGATGCGGGAAATGACAAAAGAAGCAGCACTTTACAATTTTTATAAGCAATTTCTTCCGCCTTATGAGGAAAACACTGTGCCGGATAATGCGAAATTGCCTTATTTGACTTACAACATGGTAACTGGCGGTTTCCGCGACGGAGAATGCGCGTTAACTGTGTCCATTTGGTATCGAGATACAAGCTGGGCAAAATGCAATGCAAAGGCACGAGAAATTGCGGCCAAAATCCCTGAAAGCGGCGTGTGGATTGAATGTGATGATGGCGCGATTTGGCTGAAACGTGGAAGCCCGTTCGCCCAAAATATGCCGGATGATGACAGGGACATCCGGCGAAAGTATTTCAATCTCACCGCCGAATACGTCACAACGATTTAATGAAAGGAATGACAGCAATTTGAAATTCACGAAAATTCCTTCTGATACCTTCCAGAAGTTGCAGATTAACGCAGCTATCATTTGCAGCGATTTCACCCCGGCGACCGGAACCGTCGGCGAAAGCGGACAGATTGGTGCAACCACTGGCGGCATCAATTTCACTGCCACCCCGACTTATACCGACTTCGGCGATGATATCGACAACTGCCCGAAGAACATGAAGGAACTTAAAAAGCTGGACAGTTGGGAAGCAAAATGCTCCGGCACTTATGTCACGCTTGACACCGCCGTCGCCAAGTCTCTGCTTGGCGCGGCTGACATTGACACGACCGATACGACGAAGGTCACACCGCGCAACGACCTCGCGCAGGCTGACTTTGACGATATTTGGATTGTCGGCGACTACTCTGACAAAAACGGCGAGATGAACGGCGGCTATGTGGCGATCAAGCTGATGAACGCGCTTTCCACTGGCGGCTTCCAGCTTCAGACTGCCGACAAGGCTAAAGGTCAGATGGCGTTTGAGTACACCGCGCATTATTCGATGAATGCGCAGGAAACCGTTCCGTTCGAAATTTACGTCAAGGCTGGCACGGCTGAAGCTGGCTGATATAACAATTTAGGAGGCAAATTATTATGAAACTTTCTGAGCTTGATACTTCTCGCGCGGCAGACGTGCTTTGCGAGGCTGGCGCTTATGCGCTTAACATCCTGACCGACGAGGAACTTGCAGCAGAGCTTAAAAGTAAGATTGATAGCTCCGACGAACTGTCGCGGCTTGAACTTTACACTTTTGGCGCGCAGAAGATTAGCGCGCTCCTGCCGATCATCTTGAAAAAGCACCGTGACGACGTGTTTGGCATCCTCGCGGCGGTGAACGGCTGCGCTGTCAACTACATTGCGAGCCAGAACATCATGGTCACGATGCAGCAGGTCAAGGAGCTTGTGTCGGACAAGGACATGATCGATTTTTTCAAATCCTGCGCGCCGGTGGAGACGAGTGTCTGATCTGTCTGTCGGGCGCGCCTAAATGCAGTGTACATGGGCTGATTGTTTTATTGCCTAAATTAGTAAAAAATAGGCTCGAACAATCAGCCTATCGTTTATACACCGCCGAGTGTTTGCGGATGATTACCAAAAACACCGCAAACTTTAATGGTGGCGAATTTATTAAGGCAAAGTTTGAAGACATTGTGAATCCGAAGCCGGTGGACAATCGTCCGGCAAAGGAAATTGCGGCAGATGTTATCAAACGTTGTGGTCTGGTGGTGAAAGATTGAATCTTTTTAACCTTTTTATCAAAATCGGGGCTGATATTTCCGGCGCACAAGAGGGCATTAAGAAAGTCGGGGATGAAGCAACAAACCTCGATTCAAAGCTGGCAAATGCGGCTAAAGGATTCGGCAAATTTGCGGTAAAGGCTATCGGCTGGGCATCAACCGCCGTGTCCGCCGTCGGCGGATACGTCACAAAAGTGGGCGCGGATTTTGAATCGGCCATGTCCGAAGTCAGCGCCATTTCCGGCGCGACCGGCGCTGACTTGGATGCGCTGACGCAAAAGGCGAAAGAAATGGGCGCGTCTACCAAATTTAGCGCGTCTGAATCTGCCGAAGCATTTAAATATATGGCCATGGCTGGCTGGGAAACATCGGATATGCTTGACGGCATTTCTGGTGTTATGAATCTTGCGGCGGCATCCGGGGAGGATTTGGCAGAAGTTTCCGATATCGTTACGGATGCTATTACTGCTTTCGGCCTGCAAGCGTCCGATTCTTCGCATTTTGCTGACGTTCTTGCGGCGGCATCTAATAGTGCAAATACCAACGTTTCAATGCTCGGCGGCTCGTTCAAGTACGTTGCGCCAGTTGCCGGAGCGATGGGTTACAGTATCGAAGACGTTGCTGTTGCACTTGGAACAATGGCAAACAGCGGCATCAAGGCCGAAATGGCCGGACGCTCTTTGCGCTCCATACTTTCCCGCCTCGCCAGCCCGACGAAAGACGTTGAGGAAGCGTTCTCACAGCTTGGCCTTTCAGCGTCCGAAGCGCTGACAAACGCTGACGGCAGCATGAAGCCGCTGTCAGAGACAATCGGAATCTTGCGGGACAGCATGAGCGGCCTAGACGAAGCGACTAAAGCGTCCGTTGCGTCTGGAATCGCTGGAACAGAGGCAATGTCTGGATTGCTCGCAATCGTCAACTCCTCTGATGCAGATTTTGAAAAACTGACAGAATCAATCGCAAACGCTGACGGCACTGCTCAGAAAATGGCCGACACGATGGAAGACAACCTTAAGGGCGCGATTACAATCATGAAATCGGCCGTTGAGGGGTTCGGTATTTCGCTTTACGAGACATTTTCTGTAAAAGCAAAAGACGGCGTAAAAACACTGACAGATTACATTTCCCGCCTGCAAAAAGCGTTTGATGCTGGCGGGATGCAGGGGCTTCTAACCGAGTTTGATTCCGTCATGACTGACGCGCTCGGTGTTGTGACTGAATATCTGCCGAAAATTATTAGTGTCGGCGGCTCTGTGATCGGCTCTCTCGCAAATGGCATTATTCAAAATCTTCCTGCGCTGGTTGATGCGGCATCGGAAATTATTATCAATTTTGTTGATAATATCACTGCGAAAGCCGGAGATATTGTCAGCTCTGCCGCCACTATTGTAACCGATCTTGCCGACGGCATTTCGGAATTCGCGGTGAAGCTAATTCCGGCTGTCACGGCCCTCTCCTATACGCTTGGGGAAGAACTATCGAATCCGTCTACGCTTTCCTCTATTATGAACGCAGCACTTGAAATCATTATGTCACTAGTAAACGGTTTTATGAATGCGCTGCCGATTATTGTCCAGTCTGCTCCTGTTATCATCGGGAATCTCGTTGCTGGCTTGATCGTGATGCTCCCGCAGATTATTGATGCCGGTATTGAGATTCTAATGTCGCTTGTGAACGGAATTCTCGATACCATCCCAAGCCTCGTGGCGGCTATCCCCACTATCACCATAGCAATCGTCAACGGAATTTTGAACAACCTAGATGAAATCATACTAGCCGCTATTCAAATAACGCTTTCTATTGCCGCTGGCATGATCGAGGCGATCCCGAACATGATTACGCAGTTGCCCAGAATCTTTCTGGCGATTGTGAACGCCTTCAAGGGGTTTAGTTGGAGCGGTATCGGGCGCGATTTGTTGACGGGCATTTGGAACGGCATAAACGACAAGGTTGCCTGGTTGAAAGGGAAAGTTCAGGGCGTCGTTAACAAGATTAAAAGCTGGTTCACCGGGAAAGACGGCTTCGATGAGCACTCACCGTCGAAGTGGTCTAAAAAGGTGTTTCAGTATGTTATGGACGGCGGTGCGAACGGCATCGACGCTGGTATGCCCGGCATGATGTCCGCAGTTGGTAGCGCTGTTGATAACATTAAAAACGGGTTTGACGTTGGCACGGTCAGCGCGAGTGTATCTGCTTCTGGTAGCGCGCAAAACAACATTCGCGCGGCTATCCATGACGAGATCAGCAAGATCGGCATCTATCTTGACGGCAACACGCTCGTTGGTGGCATCTCTGATCGCATGAATCAGGGGCTTGGCAGCATTTATGTTAGCAGCGAAAGGAGGGCGATGGCCTGATGGGAGAACTTTTGACGTTTATGATGCGCTTGCACGGCTCTAGCATATGGGACGAGATTGTGCCTGATACTGGAAAGCAAGTGGCGGTCGTGTCTGCGACTATCAATAACCCAACGGTCAAAACGGACACGGTAGACATCAACACGTATGACGGCGTGCTCGACTTTTCTGACGTGCAGGGCATCCATTATGGCAACCGCGACATTAAAGTCACCTTGCGCAAGATCGCTGGCTCGACATATGATTTTGACGCGCTGCGCAGAAAGTATCTCGGCCAGCTCGTAGACTGCCGGTTTGAGACAACCAGCGGATATTACTACTACGGCAGACTGACAGACATTGCGGACGACTATCAGCAGGACTTCCGCACCATAACGCTGACGATTGATGCACACCCGTTCAGACGGCCGGTGTCCGGCAAGACAACGGTAGAAATCTCCGTGGGAGTTTCAGGAGATTTTATGCCGAGCGCTGACACCGCAGAAATCGAAAAATCCGTGTCCGGCGATACGATGAAGTACGTTTATAAAGAAGATTCGTTTCTCGGTAAAAATATGTCAGTTTATTACTACGATGATGATTCGTCCGAGAAAGAAGACGGCGCTGTGTATCTTACCGTCACGGGGCTTACCGTCGGGAACAAATATACATTATCTGCCGAATATACAACGTCAAGCGCCACAATCAGAAGCGGAAGCAAAACTGGCGCGGTTGTCGGTACAATAAGTAACGATTTGGGAAGAAGTTTGGAATTTACAGCAACATCCGCAAAAATCGTTATTTGCTTCACCGTCAAGCATAACAGCATCGCGTATTTCGATGGACTGCGGCTGCTGCGCTCCGGATTCACGGTCACACATCTTGATAATGGCGATAAAATCCAAACCCCGACTTATAATTGGCTTATGCACGACATTACAATTCATATGGGCGGAGATAACATTAAACTTTCGGCAGGCAGCACAATAAACCCATATTTTTCAATTCCTCGAGGCGGATGTGATATCACCGCGACAAGTGAATCGACTGCGTTTTTGCAGATTACGTATGAACAGGAAGTGCTGTAATGTTTGCGGGATATGTAGATAATCAGCTCATGTTCGCAACGTCTCAGCCAAGTGGGAAAGAAATCATATCAGGCACACTGACGGATGAGGTTAATGCAGTCAGCTCGCTTGAATTCACGATCCCACTGTCGAATGACACGGTTTCGAGCGTAAAGCCGCATACATCGGTCATTAAGCTGGAATCGGATGGAAGGGAAATTTTCCGTGGAACGGTAAACAGCGTGAGCAAAAATTTTCGCGGCGATACCGTCGTAAGCTGCGACGGCATGATTGCCTTGATGGCAGATGTTATCAAAGAGCCGTTTACGGTGACTTCTCGCGGGATTGAAAGCTATGTAACGTCCATTGTAAAAAATTACAATGACGGCGTTACTGCTGACAAGGAAATTAAAGTCGGGGCAGTCGTTGGCTTTGAGAATCAGACGTTTTCGGTATCCCACAGCCAAGAATGTAAGAATATTTTTGAGTTGTTAAAAGAGCTGCGGTCTGAAAAAGGCGGCTATATCTGGTCATCTTACATCGGCGGAGATGTGTACATCAATTACACGAAGACAATCGGCAAGAAAAGCGATCAGCAGATTGCATTTGGCTCGAACCTAGTGAGTATCGAAGACCAATTAGAGGTTGGAACACTCGTTACCCGCGTGTGGCCGCTGGGCAATGAAGGGCTTACAATCGCAAGCGTAAATGACGGCAAGGCGTATCTGCAAAACGAAGCGGTTGAATTGCGCTATGGGCGCGTTGACAAAACCGTACAGGTTGACAGCAACGACCCGTATGTTGTAAAATCGTATGGGCAGGCATATCTAACCCGGTACGCCGCGATGAGGAATACAATCACGCTGACCGCGATTGATCTTCACAACCTTGACAAATCAATTTCGTCGTTCGAGGTTGGCGATTCTGTTCGCGTGCTTTCTCCACCGCATGGGATTGATGCGGAGATGGTTGTAAATACCATTTCGACTGACTTGGTGCAGATTTCAAATTCGAGAATCACACTTGGAGCAAAAAAAGGAAGCATCACGAGCATTATCTCGTCTGGCGGCGGGGCTAGTGGCTCTTTTGGCGGAGACTCCGGCGGCGTTGGCGTTGATTATGTTATCGACCAGGGCACGACCGGTAAATGGGTTTGGCGTAAATGGGCGTCCGGTATCGCAGAGATGTGGGCTGCGTTCGACACGGACAAACTGGTAATGACAGAGCAGACATGGGGTTCGCTATATACCGCATCGTGGATGGGTCTTGCATCAAACAAGGAAGCGCGCGCATATCCGTTTGCCTTTATCGAAAGCCCAATCGTGTCGGCAACGCCAACAGTTGGAAGCGGAAACATCTGGCTTGCCACAAACACGGAGAACGACATAGGCACAAGGTTGACGCACGCCCCGGCATATCAGTGCGTTAGGGCGTCCGACGCGACGGTTAATAACCCGCAGATCAGCTACTATGTCATGGGCAAGTACAAATAAATGGAGGCGAATAGCTGATGGAATTCATTGCTTGCAACTCGGACAATTACCGTTCTGGGCGCACACGGCCGGTGCAGTACATTGTGATGCACTACACGGCAAACAACGGCGACACCGCGCGTAACAACTGCGATTACTATCACCGCGCGAGCGGCCTGCAGGCGAGCGCGCACTATTTTGTGGACGAGTATGGCGCGATGCAGTCCGTGCGAGAGGGCGACACGGCGTGGCACTGCGGCGCTCGGGCGTACTGGCATCCAGAGTGTCGCAACGCCAATAGCATCGGCATTGAGATGTGCAGCCGCAAGCGCGCCGATGGCAGCTACTACATCAAGCCGGAGACCGTGGCAAACGCCGCGGCGCTGGCACGGGAGATCATGCAGCGCTATGGCATCGACACCGACCACGTGCTGCGGCACTACGACGTGACGGGCAAGCGCTGCCCCATGCCGTGGGTGGATGATCCGGCGCAGTGGACGGCATTTAAGGAGATGCTGACGCCGAAAAGCACTACTACAGACGAGGAGGATGATGACATGGTACGATACAGCAAAATTGAGGATGTTCCAGATTGGGCGCAGGACACGGTGCGCGAGATGATGGATGCGGGCGCTCTAAAGGGTGACGAGCACGGATGCATTGACCTTTCGCGGGACATGGTGCGCGGCATGGTGATCGGCAAGCGGTACGCGGACTCGCGCAGCCCTAGATATGCAACGATTGACGACGTGCCAGGATGGGCACGCGAGGAGACGCAGAAGCTGGTGGAGCGCGGCGCTCTGAAAGGCAATGCGCACGGCAAGATGGGCGTATCGATGGATATGCTGCGCACGATGATCGTGTGCCAGCGGATGATCGACGAAAACAAGTGATGGAGGGACTACATATGAACATCAACTGGAAACTTAGATTACAGAACAAAGCGACGTTGACCGCGCTCGTCATGGCGCTGGTGGCGCTGGTGTATCAGGTGCTCGGTGTGTGCGGTGTCGTGCCGCGTGTGTCACAGGATCAGGTGACGACGATCATCAGCATGGTTATCAACATTTTGTGTCTGCTCGGCATCGTGGTTGACCCGACGACGGCCGGAGTTGGCGACAGCGTGCGGGCTATGAGCTATGACAAGCCTAAAAAATACTAATAAATAATATAGGGCGTGAAGATTTCCATTGATTTTCACGCCCTTTTTTGATATATTTTGAATAGAGAGGAATTTTTACCATGATTGACCAGAGCGATATTGAGCGTTTAGAAAAAATTTTTGTTACCCGTGAGGAATGCAACGACGTGACAAACGGCATCGGCGGCAAGCTGGCAAAAGATTCGACCAGGTTTGCCGTGCTGGAAGAACGAATGAAGGTAAATAACTGGCTTACAACCGGAATCTGCGCCGGTATTATCGCATTGCTGATTAAAGTATTTTTGGAAGGCTGATAAAATGCCTGATTGCAACACTTGCAAAGCAAAAAAGAGCCCGCCTAATGTGCCGTATGTTGTGCACGAGGGTGTAATGTCTCGTCTTGAGCGTGTTATCAAGCGGCTTTGGATTGCGCTCATCGTGACAATCGTGCTGCTGGTGGCGACGAACGCGATGTGGATTGTGTATGAATCGGAGTACGAGACAGCACATCAAACTGTAACGCAAGATGCAAATAATGGCGAAAACATTTTTGCCGGTGGTGATTTGTATGGCGAGACAGACCGTTAAAACGACATACAGGCGTCGAAAAACAGGCGGCAACTCCGGCTATATCAAGTGTAATATCTGCCACGGAACTGGCCGCGTAAAAGCCCCAAAGAAAAAGAAAGGCGGAAAATGATGCTTTCTGATTTTGAAATGATTCAGCATCGATTCCCCAAAAACGAAGATTTGACCATTGTTCCCATCAGCGACGTGCATCTTGGCGCGGCCGAACACATGGCGAAAGAGTGGCGTGATTTTTGCGCTATGGTGGAAAAAACGCCGAATGTTTATATCACACTCGGCGGCGACTTGATTAACAACACCGTAAAAACTTCGGTTGGAAATGTTTTCGACGAAACCATGCGGCCACGAGAGCAAAAGCGAGTTATGGCGGAAATGCTCAAACCAATTTCTGATCGGATTTTGTGTGCGGTCAGCGGGAATCATGAACGCCGAAGCGGAAAAGATATTGATGACGATCCGATGTACGATATCATGTGCAAGCTGGATTTAGAGCACCTTTACCGCGAAAATATGGCGTTCGTCAAAATCCAGATTGGAAAGCTGAACGGTGACGGCAAGAAAAACCCGACTTACTGCATCTGCGTAACTCGCGGCGCTGGCGGAGGTATCCTATCTGGTGGCACAATCAATCGAAACGAGCGTTTTGGGTATGTTCTCGATGGCGTTGACGCGCTGATTGTCGGCCACACTCACAAGCCGATGATTTCACAGCCTGCGAAAATCGTTGTTGACAAGTTTAACAACAAAATCAGCTTCAAGCCGTTTAAGGTGATTTCTTCGACAGCTTGGCTTGATTTTGGCGGTTATACGGCGCAGAAAATGCTTATTCCATCACCCTACGCCTTGCAGACCATGACACTTTTCGGGAAGCGCAAAGATATCGTTATCACGATGTGAGGTGATTACATGGTATACTATGTTTCGCACTGCTATCAGGGAGACCCGGAAAATGTTCGCAAGGCTGCAAAAATCACACATGACTTGCAGATGGCAGACCAAAATAACTGCTATATTTGTCCGCTGCTTGCATTTTCGCACATGGAATACGGAGAAATTGGATATGAGCAGGAAATGGAATTGTGCCTTGATTTGCTATCGGTGTGTGATGCTCTAATCGTCGCGTCCCAGGTGAGCGAGGGTGTGCGCCGCGAAATCGAGTTTGCAAAGATGGTCAACATGGAGGTAATTTACCTTGCCGAAACCGACTGACGAATTCGATTTTAGCCGCCAGCGATGGGAGCACTTTGCGTACTTCCCCGCATCGCCAATCTCCTCATCGACCATTGTTGACAGTTTTTCAATAAGTTTCATGACGCGCCTCACAGTTTGACGACCGTAACCGCAAGGTTGTCTACAACCGAAGCTGCGCCGCCGAGGACGAACGACAGGATGGAACTTTCGCACCCGCAAGCGTTGCGGACAATGGCAGTCAGGCCAATGTTGACAGATGTCGCGGCAGCGGCAACAGTTTCCGATCCAGTCGCGCCGACGATTGCAACGCCGTCTTTCTGCGCGGTGACAGACACAGTGCCAGCCGCTGCGGGAGTGACCGTTGCGGAAATGTTCACAAGATAATACCCGCTGCCGCAAAGCGTGATGGCGTTACCATCCTGCTTGATGTTGCATCCATAGCGCCGGGAGGTATTGCCAACCGGGATGATGTCACCGACAGCAACTGAAGGTGCGCTGGTGTTGGTGGTGTAAATTGCAGATTTACTCATAAAACCATTCCTTTCATAAAATAAAAATGGGGCAGCTATTGCCGCCCCAATAACCTCGCCTAAAGGGCGTTACTATGTTGCCGATACCGGCAGCATAGTTCAGATGTTGCCCACGCAGCCGCAACCGCAGAACGGGGAATTGCCAGCGCTGTAAGTGTAACTCATCGGGTAACGGACGACGCCGCAAAAGCGGGAGTCCATTTCAAGGCTGGAAATCTTGTCACGAAGAGCCTGAATCTCGTTCGTCTGAATCAGCGCACGAGTAGCTTCACCCTCGGCGTGGATCGCTGTAGTGATGTCGCAAGCGTTCTGGTTCATCTGGGCGGACAGGTTCGCCGTGGCAAGCCGGTTGTCGCAGCAGCACTGTGCGAGCTGCGCGGACAGGTTGCGGCCCTCCGTGGCGATGGCGTTGTTAAGCGCGAACGTGCTGTCGCAGATGCCGTTGCCGATGTTGTTCAGACGATCGTTGAGCTGGCCGAACTGCTGGCCGAACAGGATCTCCTGCTGGCTTGCAGCAGTCGCGTACTGGCCAAATTCGCCCTGACGGTTGCCCCAGAAGCCGCCGCCGCCGCCCATAAAGACGAACAGGAACAGGATGATAATCTACCAAGCGCCGCCATTGCCAAAACCATCACTACCTCCATCGACAGCAGCGCGAAGGTCAGAAAGACTGTAATTATCCAGAATAATCATTCCTTTCAATTTATTTAATAATCAGTGTGCACCCCTGATTATTTTCAAAAAACTTTACCTTTTTATCAAAAAAGTGTTGACATTTGCGTATATATGTGCTATTATATAATCACAGAGAGGGAAACAACAAAAAAACATTAAAAAAAGGAGAAAAATAAAATGAAAAAGTATTACATGACTGTTACCAGCAAAGAAGGAGACATTATCTTTAAGAGCACAAGCGACAGTGCGAAAGCACTTCTTAAGAGATACGAAAAGGCAGCGTTTTTCAGCGATGGTTCGATGAGTTCGATTTTTTACAATTCGAAGCAAGACACGAACATCACCGAAGATGTGATGATGCGCGTCTCCAACGGAGAAAACATCTAAAATAAATTTTATATCAGGGCGGCGATACAGCCGCCCTTTTTTATTTGAGAAGTTGCATAAAGGACTGCGCTTGCTGTTTCAGGCTTTCAAACTGCGCTTGCGACATTTGGCCTGTTGTGAGCATTTTCTCGATCTGCTGCTGAGCCTTTTGCGGTGTCATGGACTTCGCAAACTGCCGGAATTGCGCGATCATCTGCATGGGGTTACTTCCCGCCTGCATCTGCTGCATCGGGTTCTCCCAGAAGATGCTGCTTGCCATTTAGCACCATTCCTTTCAATTCGTCGAATTCTTTGCGCGTCACGTAATCTTCGGCAGGAGCGGCCGACTGCATATCATCGCATGGAGAAAATTTGAAACGTCTGATTGATGCGAACCCCGCTCCGTCAGTGCTTTTGATGTAAAAATAATCTTCGTTCGCGTCAAACAGCGCGACAGAAGCGTTCGCGCCCATCTGATAGGCTTGCGCGCCTGGAAGGCCGTTCACGCGGATGATCTGGCTCGGCTGGGTGTTCGTCTGCCCCTGCGCCGACATCGCGTTGAGCCTATCAATATACGGATTGTTATATTGCATCGGATTCATATACGGATTGTAATATGCCATGATAGCACCTCGTTTCTACTCCCATGGTATATCATGTGGGTGAAAAATGAAAGCAAGCAAAGGTCTGAATTTCGTCTGAATTTTGTATATTTTTTCGAGAAATGTATTGACAATTTAACAAAAATAGTTTATACTATAATCATGAAAAGGAGATGATATTTTGCCAAGAAAAGCGAAAGACAACGCATCCGGCGTCAAAGACCTTGCGCTATATGTGCTTCGCGCAGCAACTTTTGACATTCAAAGCGGCGGAAGGGAAGAAGAAAGGTGCATCAAAGAAATCAGGGCCGGAGGCATCGACCTGTATCTTGGGTTGCTTGAAACGGAAATGACAGCAGAAGAGTTCATTTCACTTTCAAAAAAAGGAGGTAAAAAGAATGTACAAGTGCCTTAACTGCGGCCACGTTTTCGACGATGGTGAGCAGGCAAGATGGAAAGAGGATGACGGCTGGCACGACGGATGCCCGGTTTGCAAGGAGGCATACGGCGAGGCGATGCATTGTAGCAGATGCGGAAGCGCGTTTCTTGATGACGAGCTTTTCGGCGGTTACTGCTTCGACTGCCTGGCGGATATGCTTACACCGCAAACCGCGCTTGCGTATATGCTTGACGAAGGTCTATTTGCGAGATATATGTTCGATCAGTGCTGGGAATCGTCCGTGCCGGAGAGAATTGGAACGCCGTTGGAGCTGGTTATGCTGAAAGAATACTATGATTTCGTGCTCCGGTATGAACAAGGCGATAGCGGTGCGTATTACCAGATGAAACTTCTGGAAGATTTTATTTTCAACATCGACGACATCTGCGAAAAAGAGAGATTCGGCGAATGGTGCGCCGAGAAAAAGAAAGGGTGATTATATGGCGGTGCTTTGTATGGTGTACGGCCAGAGCGGCACAGGGAAATCCACAAGTCTGCGGAATTTCGGCCGAGACGATGTTGCAATCGTCAATGTATCAGGAAAGCCGCTCCCGTTCCGTAACGACTTGAAAACGTTCAAAAGCGACAATTATGCTGCTATCACAAGGGCGATTAAGGCCGCGCCGCAAAAGTCGATCGTGATTGATGATGCGACTTATTTGATGGTTAACGCATTCATGCGTAACGCGAAAGTCACCGGCTACCAGAAGTACACCGATTTCGCGTGCGATTTTAACAACTTGATTGATGCGTGCGGCCAGCTCCCGGATGATAAGATCGTTTATTTCATCGGCCACAGCGACCAAAAGGACGACGGGTCTGAGCATTTTAAGACCATCGGGAAGATGCTTGACAATTACGTCACGCTGGAAGGCAAGTTCACAATCGTGCTAAAAACCGTTGTGCAGGATGGCGCGTATTACTTCGCAACGCACAACAGCGGCCAGGACACGGTGAAAAGCCCGATGGGGATGTTCGAGCACGATCTGATTAGCAACGACTTGAAATCGGTTGACGACGCGATCCGAGAGTACTGGCAGATGGGAGGAAGCGAGGATGCCTGACTTCGAATCCGGCATCACGTCTTATGTCCACGCAACTGCCACGGTGGATGTGTTTTTCCCCGTTGACAAGCGCGGCGCGGCAGACATTAGCTGCCACCAGTGCCCGTACTTGTCCAGCAACGAGCGGATGTGCCAGCTAAACAAAGAGCCCACGGCATATCCTGGTAAGTATGTAGGCGGCAAGTGTCCGCTTAAAATAATTGATAATACGGAGGTAAGTAAAAATGAAAGCATTTGATGGTTACAAAGCAGAGGCTATGCGTGTAAGCGAACCTCTTCCGGCTGGCGGCTATGTCGCTAAAATCATGGGCGCTGAGGTAAAGACCTACTCGTGGGGCGAACAGCTTGTGATCTCGTTCGACATCGCTGAGGGCGACCACAAAAACCATTTCGCGGAAGAGTGGAAGAACAACCAAAACGAGGACAAGAAGTGGAAAGGCAATTACCGGCTGACCGTGCCCGACGAAAGCAACCAGTGGGTTGACAGCCAGAAGCGGCAGTTTGGTAATGCCATGTGGGCAATCGAGCAGAGCAACCCGGGCTATCACTGGGACTGGAACGAATCTGGCCTGAAAGGCAAGACCGTTGGCGTGCTGTTCCGTAACCGCGAGTGGGAATTCAACGGTAACACCGGATGGACAACCGAGTGCGGTATGTTTCTTGACGCTCAGGCCGTCCGCGATGGCAATTACAAGCCGATGAAAGATCGTCCGCTGAAAAAGAATGTGCAGGCATCCACGACGTTCGCGGAGCTTCCGGCAGAGGATGACGGAGACCTCCCGTTTTAATCAAGATTGTGACCCCACCTGAAATACAAAAAGCGCTATCGACTATGACTATCATGGTTGATAGCAGAGAGCACGAAACGCCGGAGGCCGTCAAAAGATGGAATTCCTTCGGCGTTCCGTGGGAGCGCGTGAAGCTGGATAGCGGCGACTATTCTGCCGTGTTTTCGCTTCCGGGCGATCAAAAATGGCGCGTACCGTGTTGCATCGAACGGAAAATGTCGTTGAGCGAGATATGCTCGAATTTTTGCCAAAACCGGCAGAGGTTCGTGAATGAGTTTGAGCGGTTAAAGCAATCAGAAGAGCGGGTGTATCTGCTGATTGAGGGAGCGAGCTGGGAAAAAGCATACGCCGGACGATATCGGTCGAAGATGCTGCCGCAAGCCCTGATTGCATCCTTGCTCGCATGGTCTGCAAGATATGATGCACATATTGTTTTTTGCCAGCTAGATACAACGCCAAAGTTAATACACGATATTTTATATCGAGAAGCAAAGGAGCGATTGCAAAGTGAATTTTGAAACTCGCACGCCTACGGGATGCGAGGAGATAAAAAAAGAAAAGCGAAAAGGGAACTACAAATACACAAAAAACAGAGAAATTGCGATTAAAATGCGTGAAAACGGTATGTCATTTCAGCAAATCGCAGATGAACTTGGCGTTACCAAGCAGCGCGTATCGCAATATTGCGCCGGAGTAAATGCGAAACATTACCGTTTTTGCGGCGAAAAAACGTGCATTTATGTCGGGTTGCGCAATTGGATGAACAAGAGCGGAGTAAATACAACCGTGTTGCTGCAAATGATGGGATATGTTTACAACCCCGGTTCGACCGAAAGATGGCGAGGGAAATTTGCAGGAAAAAGTGCGCTTAGAATCGACGAAATCAAAAAAATTCTTGCCGTTACTGGCCTGACGTTCGAGCAGGCTTTCGGCGAAGTGGAGGTAAAAAATGATTAAGGACAGTGGAGAAAGGACGATGTTTGACACCGGTGCGGTTAGGGATATGCACGATGGGAAAGGCCGATTTGACCTGCTCCCCATGTGCGTCCTTATGCGTCTCGCAAAACATTATGAAGCCGGAGCAAAAAAATATGAAGAAAGAGGATGGGAAAAAGGAATCCCGACGCACAGCTTTGCCGACAGCGCAATGCGGCATTTTGTCAAATACATGGACGGGCAAACCGATGAAGATCATCTGATCGCCGCTATTTGGAATCTCTGCGGCCTCGCGTGGACGGAGGAAAAGCGGCCGGAGATGATGGACATTCCCGCGCGGATGCAAAGCAAAAAGGCGCAGACATCAGCAACCGCCACAGACGTAAAAACTTGCATATCTGCCATTTTTGAGAACGGCGGGTATACTATCTATAATAGTGGTAAAATCGTTGACAGATGCGTTTCTGCGCCAAGAATGCGTGAGATTATTTCAAAGCTGGAGGGCAAAGATGGGAACGTTCACTGAAAATTTTCGAGAGATTCGGGAGCAAAGAGGGTATTCGCTCAATCGGCTACAGCACGTAACCGGCATTAGCCGCGCAACGCTGTCAAAGTATCAGGCCGGGCTTGTATCGCCACGGCTAAACATGTTGATCGCAATCGCAGACGCGCTGCACGTCAGCCTTGATGATCTGACGGGATATGTCGCAAAGCCGTCATTTGAAGAGAGGTTCTGCCGATGAACGTTGAGCTGATTAAATATCCGTCAGACGCCGACTGGATGTTTTGCAAGGAATGTACGCTTGTTACCGTTGGCAAGCACCCTGTGAAGCAACCGTCGCAGGCGTGGAAAAGCAAAATTTTGGAGGCGCGGCACAGCCCGATCAGGACGTTGCAGTTCGCTTTTCGTATCACCGATTTGCCGTATTGGGTGAGTGTGCATCTGTGCAGACACGTCCATGCGCAGCCGTTTGTGCGCAGCCAGCGCAACGATCGGCAGAGCGATTATGACCGCACGAAAGCCCCGCAGGGCGCGCCGGTTGATATGATCTGGTATCTCAACGCAGAAGAGCTGCAAATCATCGCAAACAAACGGCTTTGCAACATGGCCAGCCCAGAAACGCGCGAGGTTGTGAAAAAGATGTGCCGTGAGGTGCTGAAAGTGTGCCCAGAGTTTACAGGGCTACTCGTACCATCTTGCGCCTATCAGGGCGGTGTGTGCCATGAATTCAACGGGGGATGTAAAAAAAATAAAAAAACTACTTGACGTAACGTGGGCGATGTAGTATTATAATGTTGTCCATGAGTTCGACGCGGACAAGTGGTTCCCTTCTTTTTTTATCTCCTTTTTGTTGGTTTCTCTTTGGGAGTACCCGTAGGCTTTCACCTTTCGGCCTGCGGGTATTCCCATATTTTTTACCATTTCGGGGAGGAAATCAAAAATGTATAGTTATCTGTATACCATCGCGGAAGAAATAAAATCCAGCCTTGCGACCGAGGACGTGCTGCGGTATTATGGTTTCACCATCAACCGATCGAGGAAGATGTGCTGCCCGTTTCACACGGATACAAAGCATCCGTCAATGCACATATATCCCGGCTCTGGCGGTTATCACTGCTTCACTTGCGGCGCGTCAGGGGACGTTATATCATTCGTTCGTGACTATTTTGGCCTTGGATTCAAGGAAGCGGTTGAGAAACTTAACGCGGATTTTTCGCTTGGTTATCCTATCGGTGAAAAAATGACAATGCGTCAGAAGCATAAATTTGACCGCATAAGGGCTGATCGCGAAAATAGTATAAAGACGCGAGAAGAAAATAAAAAGCGCTTAGAACGCGAATTTTGGACTAAATTCGATGCGTGGAAGCAAATAGACGATGTAATTACATCCGAGAAGCCAAAAAGAGAGGGGGATGCAATCACAGATGAATATGCAAGTGCGTTAAAAAAGAAAGACCTGGAAGAGTACGAGTTATATTTGGCAGAAAGGGAGATAAAAAATGCTTAGTCTGGAGCAAATCGAAAAAATCACAAACCCATTTGACCTGCTACGGGTTGATATGCTTGACGATCTGGCCGAAGAACCGGAGGAAGAACGCATCAGGCTGTCAACGGCGCTGATTATCAAGGCAAATCAGCTCGGCATCCAAAAGCAGTTTGAGCAGCTTTTCAAAGCATACACAAAAGCGCTTGACAAGATTTCGGCTGACTACACGCGAGAGAATGCAAAAAAACGGTCTGCAATTAGCTTGGATTTTGATGCTAATGGTAGGCCGCTTTCAAGCGTGGACAACTTTTTGCAGGTCCTCGAAAACGATCCGAAATTTGCAGGCCTGAAATTCAATGAGCTTACATACTCACCGGAAAAGCTGGTTGACGGCAAGATGGAGCGCTGGACGGATGCCGACGATGCCGAAATGCGGCGATATATCGAGAAAAAGTATAGATTCCATTCCGTTCAAAAATCGGACGATGCTTTGCGTATCGTCATGGCCGAAAACCGTTATCACCCTGTGCGCGATATTGTTGGGTATATCCGCTGGGACGGTCAGAGTCGTATCTATAATTTTTTGCATACATGGACTAAATGCGAGGACACGCCATACACGCGTGAGGTAAGCCGGTTAATTTTTGCTGGTGGTATCAATCGGCTTTACAATCCCGGATGCAAATTCGACGATATGCCGGTGCTGATCGGCACGAAGCAAGGCGAGGGCAAAAGCACACTCGTTCGGTGGCTGGCGCTGGAAGATGAATATTTTTCCGAGGTCAACGAATTTGACGGTCAGCGCGGCATTGAAGCGGTCGAGGGGGCATGGATTTGCGAAGTGTCGGAGCTTCTTGCCATGACCCGAGTAAAGGAGCAGGAGGCAGTAAAAAGCTATCTGACGCGGCAAAATGACCGATATCGGATGCCGTTCGACAAGCGTGTTACCGATCATCCGCGCCAATGCATCTTCATCGGGACGACAAACAAAGAACAATTTTTGACAGATAAGACCGGCAACCGACGCTTTTACCCGGTGAAAGTCAACCAGAGCGGGTATGAACTTTTCGAGCACAAGGACGAAATCAAAGCATACATTCGGCAGTGCTGGGCAGAGGCGTTAAATTTATACTTTTCCGGGAATCTTGCGCCTTATGCTGATCGATCGCTCATACCGCAAATCCGCGCAGCGCAAGATCGAGCAGTTGAGGATGATTATCGCATCGGTCTCATCAGCGAATATCTTAAATGCAAGGACGAGGTATGCATCATCCAGCTTTGGCGTGATGCCCTCCACAGCGATCCGCTCAAACCGACGCGCAAGGAATCGCAAGATATTGGCCTTATCATGCAGTCATTTCCGGAGTGGGAGAAACAGCCAAGCGCGAAAAGAATGGGAGAATATGGCGTTCAAAGGTACTGGAAGCGCGTTTCCGGTCAGACCGAGGACGAGCTGCCGCTTTAACCAAATCGGCATTTTGGCCGACTTAGTTACACTTAGTTACACACTTAGTTACACCCCTCAAAGCATTGATATTACTATATTTCTTACTACTTTTTATGTAGTTTGTAACTATGTAACTAACTTTTTATAAAAATAAAAAAGATATATTTTTTATTTTGGGAATATATAATATACAAACGTGGTTTCTTGGTTTTGGTTACACCCCCAAAAGACGTCAAAGCATTGAAAACACTAGATTTTTTGCGTAACTATGATTGTTTACGGGGAAAAGTTGGTTACACAAAAATCTGTTTTTTCTCAGAAAAGTGTTGACAAATTCGCTGAAATGGTGTACATTATAATTGCCAAATGGAAAATACGACAGGCCAACAGGCCGGAAAGGACAACAAAAATGAAGGTATTCGGAGACCCGCGCGCGCGGGCAAAGGCGCGCAGATACATCGTGTGGTGCGCGGAGGACGTGCTGTTCTGCACGGGGCTGTTCGGCGGTATCGCGCTGGCTGGGTGGGTGTTTCACGTGGTCTTCGCGGCACTGGGGGTGGCATGATGAATCACCTCGGTGACATCACGAAAATCGACGGCGCGGCAATCGAGCCGGTGTGGTGCGCGACGGGCGGGAGCCCGTGTCAGGACCTGAGCATCGCTGGCAAGCGTGCCGGTCTCGCAGGCGCGCGAAGCGGCCTGTTTATGGAGCAGATCAGAGTGATAAAGGAGATGAGGGAACATGACAAGCAGCTTGGCTGGGCAGGAGAGCTTATTCGCCCAAGATACATGGTCTGGGAAAATGTCCCGGGAGCGCTCAGCAGCAACAAAGGCAGAGACTTCGCGGCCGTGCTCGAGGAAACGATCCGCATCGTCGAACCGGAAGCCCCCAGTGTTGAAGTGCCTGCAAAAGGCTGGCCTACCTGGGGCGGCTACCGCGACGTGGACGGACGATGGAGCGTGGCTTGGCGAGTACACGACGCGCAATACTGGGGAGTCCCCCAACGCCGCCGTCGAATCGCGCTTGTCGCAGATTTTGGAGGCGACACCGCACACGAAATACTGTTTGAGCGCAAAAGCGTGTCAGGGGATCTTGAACCGCGCGGCGAGGCGGGGGAAAGACCTGCCGGAGATGCTGAAAGCGGCGTTAACCCGGCAGTCGCAAGAAGTCTCACTGCAAGAGCATACGGCATCTGCTCTTATGCCAGCAACAGCATGCTGTCCGGCAATCCCCACAGCGGGATCTACGAAGCGGACACCAGCCGGACGCTCGACCTGAATGGCGGGAATCCGGCTTGCAATCAGGGTGGCATTGCCGTGGTGCAAAGGGCGTATCAGATGCAGGGCTTTGGCGATTACCGCGAAGCTGACGTCGCCAGCTCCTGCAAACAGCGAGACTACAAGGACAGCACAGATCTGGTTATCGGAATTGACGGAGAATGCAATGCCTATATAGAATAATATGGCACACTGCGAGCGCACGCGAGCGGCGGTGCGGAAGAAACGCTTATGCATCGCATGGTCGTGCGGCGTCTGACCCCGCTGGAATGTGAACGGCTTCAGGGATTTCCGGATGGCTGGACGGACATCGGCGACTACACCGACAGCACCGGCAAAAAGCGCAAGACATCCGACAGCGCACGGTACAAGGCGCTCGGCAACAGCATCGCGCTTCCGTTCTGGCGATGGATGTTCGGGCGCATGGCGGCCTATCTGCCGGAAGGTGCGACGCTCGGCAGTCTTTTCGACGGCATCGGCGGCTTCCCGCTGTGCTTGGAAGACGTACACGGCACTGGGACGGCCAAGTGGGCAAGCGAGATTGAGGAGTTTCCGATCGCCGTAACAAAAAAGAGATTTGGTGGTGAAAACATGATCCATTACACAAGGAGGCGAAGTGATGAAGATCGTCCTTGATATTCCTGACGGCATCATCGCTGGGTTTTTGACGGAGTAAAGGTCACGGATTACAGTATGCAGTTGGTATCTTATCAACTTGACAGCGATGACTTAAAAGATGGTAATTGCGTAAAATTGCCGCGTAACGAGGATGAGGGAGGAGACCAATGATGGCAGAAAAAGAACGAAAGCGCGCGGACGATCTTCCGGTCGGCGCTGTGGAGCAGGTACGCGAGCTGCTGAATCGGCCGCGCTCGAGCGCGGATCTCTCGCCGGCAGCGCGCTACGCTGTCAGCAGATTGTGCGACTACGCCGAGCAAGAGCATGAGTTGCGGGAAAAAGCGGAAACCATAATCTGCAACGAACGGCGCAAGGCGCTGGCGTTTTCCGCCGAAATGGCGCGGCAGGAGCGCACGATTGCCGACCTACGGCAGCAGTTGTCGTTTATGCAGCAGCACGGCTGTGGGTAGATGGCGGCGTGAGAGCAATTTGCTCTAAATGCCATGTGGGTACAATGAATCTGACGGACAGCATTGGATACGAAAGCAACGCCGTAGAAACGGTGGTTGCTACGTGGAACAGGAGGGATGACAATGGCGACAAAGAGAGTGTGTGACCGCTGCGGAGCGGAGATCAACCCGTGCAACTCTGTCACCTATGCCGGTATGCGGCGGATTAAGGCAGGCGCAAACACCGAGGAATACGAACTGTGTGTTTCGTGCGCTCACAAATTGCGGAAGTGGTTCAATGGGGAGGAGAACGACAATGGCTGAATACATTGAGCGGGAAGCGTTTTTGAAAGACATCGAAAAGCGATATTGTCTACCGTGCAAAGAGGCAGGGAAAGACCACAACGGCTGTATGTGCCGCGCTTGCTGGGTGGACGATATGCGCTGTGAAGTAATAGATGCGCCAACTGCTGACGTTGCGCCGGTGGTGCGTGGGCGGTGGGCGCATCTTGGTGGGGACGAGTGGTGCTGCTCTGCGTGTGGATTTGTCATCACCACTGAGGGCAGTTGGGATAAGCCTACTAAAAAACATTGCGAGGATTGCGGTGCGAGGATGGACGGTGACGAAGATGGCGAATGAGAAACGGTGCGAAACCTGTACTGAGGAATGCACCAAGTCTCAAATGGCGCATGAGGCCGCCGTTGGCAGAATGTACGCCACAAAAGAATTTATTTCGTTGCAAAAGAAGATTGAAAGCGGCCAGCTTGTCGAGGTGGTGCGGTGCGAAGACTGCGAGTATTGGCAGGACAATAACGGCGGCTATCCGCGCGAAGAATGCCGATGGGGGCACGGAGAAACACCGGACGCCGATGACTTTTGCAGCTATGGAGAACGAAAGGACGGTGACAGCGATGCGCTTGATTGACGCGGATGCCGTGCTGCGCAGCCTGTCGGACGATCTGCCGTACAAGGACAGTGTCCGGCGGGCGCTGACACAGGCGCAGACGGTGGATGCCGTGCAGGTCACGCGGTGCGTGGACTGCGAAAGCGCGCGGGAGCTAACCCAGCACGAAAGCATTTATCTGGCCGACGGGGTCTTGATCTGCACAAACTGCGGGGCGGGCGAAGACGGGTGGCTGCCTGTATGGCCGCAGCATTTTTGCGGATACGGCAGGAAAAAGGACGGCAGCGAAAAAGACGTTTTTGAAACCGTGCCAGTTGTCAGATGTGAAAACTGCCTGTATTGGGTATACGGCAAGAACGAGTGCGAGAGCTGGGAATGGTGCAAGATGCTGAACACGGATATGCCGCCGAACGGATTTTGCTATTTCGGCAAGCGAAAGGATGAAGCGCAAAATGAACTATAAAATTCCATATGCGCAAATTTTGGAAGATGGAATCAAAAAGCTGACAGAAGGCAAAGCGCAGAACGCAGTTTTGTGTGGGCTGCTGGAAGATGGCACAACGTGTGTTGTCTATGCGAATGCGTCACCTGAAGATCTGGCGAACATTGCGTGGCATCTGCTGTCCGAAGCATTTATGCGGACGGTTATTGCAAACATCGACATGGTAAAAGATGCCCTTGATGAATACGAAGATGGAGAAGGTAAAGAAAGCAATGTGTAATGTGAAATATAAGGAAAGAGTTATATTGCTATGATTTTCGATATAAATGAAGAAAACATTGATTTGTTAGCGATTGCTGCTTGCCCCATAGATATGGATAGCGCCCTTTCAGAGGACGAATGTACTCTTCTAAACGACGAAGTATTTTACGGGTTATATAATGGTTCATGCATTGCCGTTTGCCGCGCCTGTTGGTTGAAATGGCTTTTCAAAGGCAGTGAGGGGGTTTAATTTTTGCGCCGCACAAATTAAGAAATTGCCAGCTAAATTACAGGGCTAAACATGAGTGCCCGCCCGATTTCGCGTATGGGGACTATTGCCAAATACCAGATGGCGAACATTATAATGATTCATTCTTAGCCGCTTGTAGAGCTTGTTGGGCAAAATACGACCCAGAAAGTGAGGTTAACGTTGAAGAATAATTCTTATGTTTATATTCCTGCGGATAAATTGGCGGAAATCATTGAAACATTTTGCCCTCCTGAACCTAGTGACGGGCTGTCACGTAGATGCCATACACGTCGAAATTGCCTCGATTGCTGGAAAGACTGGCTAAAGGACGGTGAAGACAATGCCGATTGAATTCCCGTTTGAACGCGCTGCAATGAATGGCGAAGATATGCCGCATGGCCTTGACATCGCAGACGCTTGTTTTTACACCGCACTGCGTATTATTTACAAGGCGTATCATAATGGGGTTATAGATAGGAAAACCGGTGTAGAACTAAAAAAACAGCTTTCACGCGCCTATGTGAGCGATAAGAGCGAAGTGGAGTTTTTGGAGCGAAGTGCGCTTTCTCTAAACAATCGAATCAAAAAAGCATCGGAGGCATATAAATCCAACCGCACGCTTGAAAACGCTGACGAGCTTTACAATGCATTTTACAATCTATAATTTTTGCCGTCTGTCTTTTGGCAGGCGGCTTCTTGTTGCTTACGCCGGAAAAACATGATATAATTTATTCGGAGGCGATGAAATTGAACGTTGTGTATAAGAAACTCCGCGAAATTACACCGTATGACAAAAACGCGAAAAAGCATGATAAAACCCAGATTGCGAATGTTGCGGAAAGCATCAAGCAATATGGGTTTGTGCAGCCGGTTGTTGTGGACAAAAACAACATTATTGTGATTGGGCATTGCCGCGCATTGGCTGCAAAAAAGCTGGGAATCAAAGAAGTACCGTGCGTCTGTGTGGACGATTTGACACCAGAGCAGGTGAATGCCCTGCGGCTGGTAGATAACAAAAGCAACGAGAGTGATTGGGACTTCGACCTGCTGAAAGATGAGCTGCCAGAGTTGGATTTGTCGGCGTTTGATTTTGATTGGGATTTCCAAGATGCCGACGAAACGGAAATTACTAACGAAGACCGTGAACAGGAATTTAGAGAACGAATGGAGCGCGGGGAACTTTCGGACGATGGCGAAGAATATCAAGAGTTTCTGAAAAAGTTTGAAGCGAAGAAAACAACGGACGATTGCTACACCCCAGATAACATCTACAACGCAGTAAGAGATTGGGCGGATGAGAAGTACAAAATTGGCGATGCCGCGATTGTGCGTCCATTTTATCCGGGCGGAGATTATAAAAGCGAGAAATATCCTTCTGGGTGCGTTGTAATAGATAATCCGCCTTTTTCCATTATTTCAGAAATCTGCAAGTGGTACACAAGCAAGAGAATCAATTTCTTTTTGTTCGCTCCAACACTTACGCTTTTTGGAATTATGCGCGGCTCGGCAAACTATGTTGCGTGCGGTTCCAGTGTGGTTTACGACAACGGCGCGCGTATCAATACGTCATTTGTTACCAACATGGGTAAAAATAAGATTGTCGCTGCTGCTGATTTAAGAGAAATCCTGGATGGCGAGAACAAAAAGAATCTCAGAAAGTTGCGCAGAGAACTGCCGAAATATTCATATCCTGATGAGGTTTTGACAGCAACGATGCTGTGTTATATGGCGGCTCACGGTGTAAGCCTTGAAATTGGCGAAAGAGATACGCATTTTATACGCTCGCTTGATGCGCAGAAAGCGTCTGGGAAAGGTTTGTTTGGATATGGATTTTTGCTATCTGAGAAAGCTGCGGCGGAGAAAGCTGCGGCGGAGAAAGCTGCGGCGGAGAAAGCTGCGGCGGAGAAGGTAA